GTCCGCCCCAGTTGGTTTTTAATTCCAATGGGTGGGGGTAGGCTGCTGGGTTGCTGTAATAAAATTGCACTACAATATTATTTAAGTGTAGTTTTTTTACACTTTGTTTTTATATGGCGCTTACTGTAGGATTTGCACCCACGCCAGCCTTACGACTGCTAACAGCTTAGCAAGCTGTCCTCTTAACTGCTTGAGTAAGTAAGCATCTAAAGGAGCTATGCGCTCCTCTTAAATATAATTGTCGTAATAATCATTTATAAATTGCTCGTATGCTTTTATGTCTCGCCCATTAGGGTTAGAGTACAAACGTTGTAAGCACTCCTCCCTCGTTGCGTCCATTGTTATAAGCTCTACGTTATGCGCTTTGTAGCGCTCAGCCTCTCGCTGCCTATCGGTTGCATAAGGCAAGCTCTCAATAATATAAGCATTACGCCAAGTGCCTACGCCTCTAGCTATGTTGTCCTTTAGCTGCTGGCGTAGGTTAAATACAATAGGCTTTAACTGGTTAGGTTTAATATATCTAGGCTGCCCACTAATAAGCTGCCAAAGGTCGTCTATATCTAGTACTATGTCGCCCTCTTGTATATGCTCTTTAACAAAGCTTGTTTTACCACTACAAGGAGCGCCAGTAATTATATATACTTTCTTTTCTTGTGTCGTATTGACACCATTAAAACGTCCGTGTATGACGTTATGACACTGCCAGTGCAACACCATAATATTTTTAGGGTTAATTGCTATAGCTGCATCATTTACGTTAAAGTTGGTTAAATACGTTTTATGGTGGTATACAATAGCATTACGGTTGTTACGCTCATTAGGGTTAAAGTTTTTAACTATTGGCTTACCGCATAACTCGCAATATAAGCAGCCGTCATTTTGGATCCGTTCGGCTGTTACTTGCGCTTTACAGTTAGCCCAGTCGCTAGACTTGTAAAACTCTACTGTATTATTAAATGTTTTCAAGGTTTACACCTCTTTTAAATTTCGCCACCACTCACAAGCTCATAAGTAGCATTTTCTGTAATTGTCATTTTTTTTGTTTGCTGTACTCCATTTAATTTAACATTACCCATAGAAGTAATTACATCGTTACCGTTTAAACGAGCCCCAAAAGTGTTAAATTTAGTTTGTATAAACTCGTCCCACGTCATATTAGAATATGCAACACAAGGTAGATTATTTGGTACGCCACCAGTAACCGTAAAATTAATTAGTGTTGGTGTGCTGCCACCCTCATAAGTACCAGTTACACCTAAAATAGTAATATCTTTTTTAATGTTGCCAGCTACAATGTTTGCATCAATAGCACTCGTTACAGCCTCTACTGTTACAGTAGCTAAACCGTCGTAGCCCTCGTCAGCTAAAACCTCTTGGCTTTCGGTTGTTGGTGTTACTGTTTTGTCTTGTAGGTCTAGCTCGTCATAGTTTTGAGCTGCAAACTCTAAAACCTCAGTTAAATTTTTGCCCTCGGCATCTTGTCCAGTTAAACCAGCTGCAATTTCTTTAACAGCTCCTACTACTGTTCTAGCCTCGCTGGTTTTACCGTTAACGCTTGCGCTTAAATCTTTTAACGCATTTAAAAATTTTCCCATTTTCTTTTTTTCCTCCTCATATTTGCGTTTTTTTAATTCCTTATGCTGTCCTTTTCCACATATATACTTGAGTAGCACTTAATGACACTTTTATATCGTCAGTATTTAAGTACATAGAGCTGCCGCTTGGTATTGTGCCAGTGTTACCACTCCAGCTATATAGCCTAGCCTCCGCATTTTCGGTGGCGTTTATTGGACTAGCATTATAAATTTGTGCTTTTTGTCCCGTTGCCTCGTCAATAAATATGTTGGTATTATTTTGGACTATTTCAGCAGTTGAAGAAATAGGGATATATACTTGTGAGTTAGAAATTTGTTCCCAAGTGCCGCCAAAGAGTGTGGCTGGGCTTGTATTGTTTACACTCATATAAATTGCACCTATTGGGTAAACGTCTAATACGTTTAAATAAGCAGTCCTAACAACGGTTAAAATTTTTTTATTATTGATAAATCCCATAGCTGCACCTCCTAATTTTGCGTTTTAAAATCAATAGTAAACTCTTGTGTAAACTCGCTACCGTAAATGTCTTTAATGTAAATTCTAAAAGTAGTTTGTCTTTCTACTCTTTGGCTACCAGTATTGGTTGGTGTGTATATATATTGATTTGATACATTATAAGCCCTAAACTCAATATAATTATTTGAGGTATTTATAGGCTCTAAAGTAAAGCCTATAAAGCCCTCGTCGCCACTTACATAGTCAACTCGTGCCTCAGCTATTGAGGCAACGCCATTAGCTGGTAATACTGCTACTTGGTTTTGTTCGTTTGTGGACGCTAAATTTAGATAATTAATATTTGCGCTTGGAGCGTAAGAGCTAGTGGAAGATAAAATCCAGTTTCTAAACTCACAAGCACAAGCTATGCTAGTTACATTTACTCTTAAGCCAGTTGCTATACGCTCCTCTATAATTTCTATAGCGTCCTCTATATCAGTTAAGCGCTGGTTTATATCTTGCTCGGTTTCGTCGTCAGTAATAATATAAAGCGCATTAGCGACTAACTCGCCTTGTGCTACTAGCTGGTTGTATTCGGCTTGAGTACAAAAGCCAATTTTATAGGCGTTGCCGTCTACAATACTTTTTAGCGCTGTTACAAAAGCTGTTTGCGCATCAGTTGGCAACTCGCCACTAGCTATAACCTCGTCTATTAAAGCGTATATTTCCTCTTTGCTCATACCCTCAATACGGTTGTTTTTTTCGTCGTGTATATAATGGGTCATTGTTCCACCTCTCTTTTATTTTTTCTATAAACTACTAAAAATTATAAAATTATTTTTCGTCGTCCTTTATTTCTACGTCCCAGTTTTTCGCCTTTTCCATTTTCTCGTCAAACTCAGCACGAGCCTTTTTTAGCTCATACTCTAACGGATCCGTAGTAAAGCCTTGTTCTTTTCCGTAATTTTGTACGTAGAATTTATTTAAAGACTGGTTAGGTGGCTGCCACGTTTTTTCTTTAATAACTTGTTGCACTACTACGTTGCCCGCCTCGTCTCGTCCGTAAATAACTTTCTCGTTGTCTACATAGTAGCCAGTAGCTGCCTTTATACCAGCATTAATTAAGCCTTGCAACACGTCAGCGCCTTTATTTTTACTTAAAGCGTCTCTTAGCTCCTCGTGTTGCTGCTTATAATTATTTAAAGATGCAATACTAATATTTAAGGCTTTGGCTATTTCCGCCTCGGTTATACCTTGCCTTACTTTTTCTTGTATGGTTTCTAAATACGGCTTAACTAGCTGCTCGTATTTAGACTTAGCACCTCGCTTAGCCATATTTACACCACCTTAAAAAAAGATTTTGCCCGCCGTCCCTTGCCCTTGTACTTTTTAAAAATCGAAAATATTTTACTATCTATATATATTTTAAGCACAAAATAATTATTTTACAATAATATTTTTTAAATTTTTTGAATTTTTAAATTATAGCATCATAAATAGCCTTAGCTATGGCGCTTACGCCATTTCTTTTATAAAGCTCATAATCTAGTACGCTGTCGACAAAACAAACCTCTATAAGTACGGCTATGGCTGTAGTTAGTCGCACTACGTAAAGGTGCGTACCGTCTTTTACACCTCGATTTATAAACCCCAGTTTATTTAGATTTTTACAAACGTTAACGGCTTGTCTATGCTTAGCTCCTTTATAAGTGTAAGCCTCGCAGCCTTTACCGCCTCCAGCGTTTAAATGTATGCTTATAAATAAATCGGCTTTGCTATTATTAGAAAGCTTTACAGCTGCATTTAAGTTGTCGTTTGATTTATCAAAAACAGCTGGTATAACCTCGTGGCTCGTATCGGCTAACAGTTTCATAAGCTCGTATGCTATTTTCCTAGTTTCTATACTTTCCGTTAAATAATTTTTTGCACCAGTGCCAGCGCCTATTTTAGTGTGTCCCGCATTAATAACAATACGCATTTTAAGCACTCCTTTTTTATTTAATTATAAATTAAAGTGTTACCTTTGTAATTAAAATGTTTCGTAACGACGCAAAAAAGGAGGCATAAAACCTCCTTAACTTACTTATAATGTATTAGCTTTTCTATAAGCTGTATTTGTGGTAGCATATATTTTTAGATGCTCTAAAAGCATTGTATTTGTGCTGGCTTGGTGCTGTAGTTTAAAAGCCTCTAACTCTTTAAGCGTTACAATACCAAGTCTAGCGCATAAAAACCTTAATAAGCGTAAGTCATTAATTTTCATTTTAAAACCTCCGTTTATTTTTATAATAAATAGCTAACAAAGCGACACATTTAACCCTCAATAAGCGTAACATTGGAGCCACTAAGACGTATTAACTTTTTATTATTTAGGTGTTGTCTATATTCTCTTACAAACTGGCGCCCAAGTTCATAGGTATAACATTTATTGCCGAAAGCGTCCTCGCTTACGTTTTCTATGTCCCAGTGTTGTACTAGAGGGTAAAGGGTTGGCTGTTCTTTAGCCATTATGTTTAAAAAGCTTGAGTTATTAAAAGCTCTCTTAATTGCAGCTAGTACTACCTCCCACGCATCAGCTGGCGCTAAATCTTGTGGCACCAAGTTTAAAATATCGGCTGGGCTTTGTGGTGCAAAGCTTTTAGTATCAGTGTATAGCTCTATTAGTTGCATAAAAGTAGACGGATCCAAAGCGCTAAACTTTTTGTACCATACCTTTAAAGCTAAATCGTTGTGTAAATCAAAATTCCAGTTAATATAACTAGCTTTTAAATAATTAATACCTTGTAAAAATGTTTGTTGGTCTAACATATTAAGACACCTCCAATATATCAAAAATAGTTAATTGTTTATAGCCTTGTGGCTGTGGTGTAGCCTCTTTAGTTAATTTTATTTTGGCTGCCTCCCACTCTTTAATAGCTGCATCAGTAGCTAACTCTACTGCCTCGTGGTTAGTAAAAACCTCGTACCCGTCGCACTCTAGTAGCATTTCACAAACGCCCCAGTCATTAAAGTTAATATCTTTAATAGTGTATATTTCCTTGTCTAAACCTACACGCTTGCCATTTCTTAAAGTATGAAATTGTACTTTTGCTCCCGTTTTTACGTCCATTAATTGCATTGTTAAAACTCCTTTTATACCCAGCCGTCCATATTAATATTATTAAGCTGTTGCTCTCTAGTTTGTTCTTGCTGGTCTTTCCAGCGCTCTTGGTTAATAAATGTTTGTGGGTTAGGTATATACTGCCCGTTGTCCTTTTGCCACTGCTTAGATGCTTTAAAGTTTTGTAATGCTGCCATAATTAAAGGCATTTCGTCTTTAAGATGCTTAATACGTTTAAAGCTTGTAAAGCAGCCTTTTTTATTTACTTTCTTAGGGTAGGCTTTCCAAAATTCATTAAAAGCTTGCTCCTCAAAAGTAAGTACTTGCCCTACCTCGCCAGCTTTAGCTGGTAGAGGCGTAGCCTCGGTTTTATCTTGTTTTTTTTCTTTCTCTTTTTCTAATTCTAATTCTTGTTCTTGTTCTATTTCTTTTTCTATATTTGGTGGACAAGTGTCCTCCTCGTGTCCACCGCCTAAAAGTAGCTTGCTTTTAGCGTTTAATCGTTGTTGCTGTTTCTTAAAGGCGCTCTTACTTTGGCTGCCTATCATATTTTCAACTTGGGTTACGTATAGCTCGCCATTTTCTAGTGTTTTTACAAGTCCTATCTTAAGTAGCAGCTGCATAGCTACCATTACTGTATCGCTTGGAGTTTTGGTTAGCTCGCCTAGTTTTACGTGGTCGTAAGGCACCAGCATATTACCTACTCGACGTATTAACACGCCATTAGTACGTAAACTTTTTAAGCATAGCTTAAGATAAAATAAACTATACTCTTTACCGTTTGGCTGCTCCTCTAGCCAGTCTATAGCGTCCTCGTCGAAAAAGTCCTCTCGTAACTGTAACCAATAAAATTTAGTTGCATCATATTTAGCCATTTTTAAAACCTCTTTTCTTGCTAATAAAAACGAAAGCCCTAGAGGGTGGAGTGGCAGCTCCAAGCTCTAAGGCTATTACGTCAGTAGTTATTAAGTTAACCTTAGCAGTTACTGCCATAACTACTAACGCCGTTTTGCATTGTTGAAATGCCCTTGAAAAAGTCTTTTAAGTATGAGTAGGTGGTGTGCCTACGCTTTTTATTATATCTATTTTTAAAACGTTTGCAATACGGTTAGCAACTATTTTTTAAAAATGTTGCGTTGTGTATCGAAAGTAAGAAAAATAAAAACATACTTAAAATTTTATATATTTAAACCTCTAGTATATAGTCTTTATAGTCAGCCTCAGCATCAGCACGCTTTATAACTGTTGTAGCATCACATAAAGACGGATCCGTAGACTGTAGCTTGCGTCTAACTCTCACAATAGACGCAAAAGGCGGCAAGTCATACTTTTTGTGGTTTTCTAGCGCATAGCCTATAGGTGTTTTAGGACTAATATACTTTTTATAAACCTCTAACACTAAAATAAAGTCGTCTTTTCTTGCTGCTGGTTTACTCTCTAAAATAGCCTTAACTTTAGGCTCTAACGTTTTTAACTTACTCATTTTAAAACCTCCTCAATTTTAATAGTGTTTAAAATTAGCCTAACCCAGTAAGGCACCTCCTCGGCTGGCTTTTGTCCGTAAATAATTATTATTAAGCTGTAAATTGCTATAACTGTTAAAAGAATAGATGCAAAAACAATTATTACTATAAGCTCCTCTTTGCTTAACTTGCTCTTTTCTTTCTTTTCCATTTTTATTTTTTTACCTTTTTTGTCCTTTCTTACTGGTTTTAACGCCTCCAGCTGGCGGGCTTTTTTTATCAATTTTAAGCCCTTAAAAATGTTACATAACCACTAAGACTGTATAATTTTTCTTAAGGGCTTTTTATATCCTTATAAATGGCTTAACCACGCCACTTTTAAATACTTTTACTGCATCTATTTATTTAAAAAATGATACCGTATGCCGTTTTTACGTATTTAGCGTGTTTTTAGCCGTTTTTAGGAGTGCTATTTCTCTCTTTGCTTGTTGGTTTCCTAACTCGTCTAAACGCGCGCCAGTTTCTACCTCAGCTAGTCTTAAGTCTAGTAGTTTTCGCTTAACGTCAGCTGGTAAAGAATTTGTGTTTAATGTTCCATACTTTTGTTTAACTTGGTCTCTATAAGTTTCAAACTCTTTACACGCTTTTTTATAAGCCTCTTTTGCTGCATCAGTGGCACGCTTATTATTTTGGTTTAATTTAATTGCTATACGTTGGGCTAGTATGCTGTCAGTATCAGCTATAGCCTCTATTAGCTCGTCCTTGTTATAGGTGTTAAGCTCTATAATTAATTGCTCCTTGTTCATTGTCTAAGCCTCCTTTTTAGATGCTTGCTTTTTTGCTGGTGCATCTTTAACGCCGTATAAAGTCTTGCTTTTTTCTATAACAAAGGCTGTAGCTCCAGCACTTAATAATAAAGCGTCTATAAGCTCCTCTTTGCTATAACTGTTAAGTCTCTTTTTTAATTCCTCTCTATTTGTCATTTTATTACCTCCCCATTATTTAAAAATGTATACTCTTGTACTAGACTAGCTGCAAAACTAATAACACTTTGGCTAATATCTAAAGGCAAAATACTATAACGTTTTAAATTGTATCTATCACGTACTAAATAGCCTTTATATATGTTGTTGGTGTCTTTAAGCTTAATAATAACTACTTGGTATAAAGCATTTTCTAATTTACATTTTTTCATTTTAACCTCTTATTTTTTCTTGTTTTTTATGTTTTTTTCAACTACTAGTACAATTACAACACCCACAACACAAAAACACGCTAAAGTGATAAAAAATGCTGTTCCACTCATTTTATTTAGTCCTCCTCCTCTAAATATTTTTCTAACTCGGCTGGATCCGTAGCTGCCAGCATATCTAGCCATAAAAAAGCTTTTTTTGTGCCTAGCCATAACTCTAGTGCCTCGTATTCTACAAGCTCCATTATGTCGTCTATAGGCATACCCTCTAAATATGCTTTAATAATTACTTTAGCCTCGTATACTTGGGCTATTTCTATATTTGGTGTTTGTTTTTTCATTTCTTTAAAACGTCCTCCAGCGCCTTTAATGCTCGGTTTTTATCTTTGCCAGTATATAAATATACTTGGTTGCCGTTGCCGTTTATAAAACTTAATACGTAAGTTTCTAGGTTTGGTAGTCTATCAGTATAGCTACAGCTCATACAGTACTCTTTATTTTTATAATTAAAGTAAAACCACTCTACTAAACGGTCTTTATCAACAAGCGACTTATTAACTACATACTCAATGTTTTTTAATACTGCTGCATATTTGGTGCTTAAATTCTTTAATATTCCCTTTTCTTTTGTTTCCATATATATTTATACCTCTTTACTTTTTAACGCCTAAAAATGTACTCTCTCGTGCTTTCTCGGCGTCGTCCCTACCCCAGCATACATAACGTAAAGTAACGTCGGGGCTATCGTGGTTATACATTTTCATAAGCGTTAATATTTGGCCGCCATTGGCTATATACTGGTAGCCAAAAGTTTTACGTAAGCTGTGTAAGCCAAAAACAAAATTTATGCCTATAGCTTTACCAGCAGTGCTAACTATTCTATGCCCTTGCTGCCTATTAATCGGTAAAGCGTATTTTTTGCCGTCTACTATTGTTTTTTGTCCCATAAACATATACTCGTAACGCCCTAAGTTAAAGCGCTCTACGTACTTGTCTACCTCGGCTTTAAAATCTTTATTCATTTTAAAATTTTGCATCTTGCCCGTTTTATTCTCTTTTATGCTTATATAGCCGTTTAAGTCGCATACTCTTAACTGGAGTAAGTCCTCAGCTCTAAACGCTGTATTTAAGCCCACCAGCACGAGCATATAGTTTCTATAAGCTTGGTATTTCTTAACCTCGCTTTTAGCCTTGTCAATTTTATTAAGTAAGTAATATAAAAGGCTTTGTAACTGTTTTTTGTCCTTAATTGGCTGGGTTTCCTTTTGCCCAGCAAAGTACTTAATACGCCTAGCCACGTTTTACACCTCCCTTGTTTCTACGTCTACTTTAGGGTTAACTGCATACTCTTTATTAGCGTATAGCTGCCACATTTCAGCATCACTTAAATTAAATGCTTTTTGTAAGTTAGTCCAAAACTCCTCGGATCCCTTGCGCTTGCCTTGTTCTATTAAGTTATAAGTTGAAAAGCTTACACCTAATTTAGTGGCTATTTCGGCTTGGGTTAGATGCTGTTTTATTCTTAAAATTTTTAGTCCAGTTCTCATTTTTTTACCTCCTCTAAAACAATTTCTTTAATATTAAAAACTCCTACAAACTTTTTAACGTCCTCTAGGGTGTTGCTGCGTTTGTTTATCTTTACAAGCTCTTTGCCGTCCTCATAACGTATAACGAAATAGTCTTTATTAGTTTTTGCGTCTATTATATACATATTGTTACCTCCTCTTTTTAGATGCTTACAAAGCGACACATTAAGCACACTCTTTTAACTCCTCTACTAATTCATTTATTTTAGTTTGATAGTCTATGCCTAGTAACTCGCCAAAAATAGCCATTAATACAGTTGTTACTATGCTGTTACCAGCTTGCTTATATTGTTGTGAATTACTAACGGTTGTTTTTTTATTAATACTATTAGGCACTCCCATTAATTTAAAACACTCACAAGGTGTTAATTTTCTAACCCTCTTATTATCTGTTATTTTAGGTTGCCTTTGTCCGCCTTGCATAGTTGTTAATGTGGGTGCTAAGCCGTTTGGGTCATATACAGCTTTTACTATTCTATGCCCCTTTATGTCTAACTCGCCTACTTGTATTAAACGAGGTTCTTTATAATCTCGAGCGTTAAGTGTTGGTGCTATGTCTATATATTCTCTAGGCTTACCCTCTCTCTTAGCTTGTACCATATCTATTAAAACTGTATCTTTATTTTTTAATTGATTAATAATAGTTGCTGCTTTTTCATTTGGCATATAGTATTTTTCTTCTATGTTTTTTTCTAAAATATCTTTTAGTTTTATATCTAATTGCATCTTTTTAGGTGTGTTAAATACGCTGTTAGAGTTTAAAATACTAATCATAAAGCAACGTCGCCTATTTTGAGGTATGCCAAACTCTTTGGCGTTTAAAACCGTTATATAGTTTGTATAGCCAAAAGATTTTAAGCTTTCCTGCCACTCTTGCCACCCAGTAGCTTTTAATACGGTTGGTACATTTTCCATTATTAAAAGTTGTGGCTTTTCTTGCATCTCGTTTAGTAGTCTTTCAACTTGCCATAATAGGCCGCTACGTGTGTTTGAGCCTTTTTCCATACCTCGCATTTTGCCAGCTATAGAAAGGTCAGTACACGGGAAAGAGTAAAACATAATATACTCATATATTGCAGTGTCTACTATTTCTAAATCGCAAGAGTGTATTTGTGTAATATCACTTGTAATAAAATTAGTATTATGAAAAGCGTTATATGTTTGTATTGCGTATTTATCAAACTCACATATTTTATAAGTTTCAAAGTCAGCACCTAAAAATTTTAAAGCTAGAGACTGGCTACCATAGCCAGCAAAAAGCTCTATTAAACGTATAGGCTTTGTTATTTTGTATTTTTCGTTATTTGGTAAATTAAATAAGCTTAATTGCTCCATTGTTTCAAGTCCTCCTTTTATGTAAACAAAATGACACATTAACCCTCTAAAAAATCAAACAAAGTCTTAGGCTCGGTTGTTGGTTTAACTTGACTATCTAATATTTTAATAGGCTCAATTTTAAACCATACACGCCCTATGTTTTGCCACTCTTTAACCTTGTAAACTATTAGTCTTTTTTTGTTTTGTAAGCCTATACGTTGTATATGCTTAATTAAATTATCTATTGTAAAGTCCTCTAGTTTTTCTATGCCGTAAAATCTACTTACAAAGTCTAGCCTTTTCCAGCGTTTGTGTCCTAACTCGCCTAGTGTGATACATAGCCCTTTTTTAGCCATTTTAATTGCTAAGCTAAAGCAGTCGTAACTGGATCCGTACGGGTCAAGGTCTATTAAGTCAAAGCTACAGTCTTTAGCGTATAGCTCACATATTAATTTAAAAGCGTCTTTGTGGTAGTCGGCTGGTATAGCCTCGTTAATATCGTTTGTAGTAGCTGCAAAAGCTTTATAAAAGTTTTTTTCGCCAGTGTATAGGTCTAATACTGTAGCTGGTTTTATTTCCTCTAAAAACGCCTCATTAATGCTATACTTTTCTATAACGTGCTTGGCGTTATAGGTATTATCTTGCTTGCTAATACGCTTAATTTTAATTTTAATGCTGGTTAGGCTACGCTCCATACTGTAAGCTATTTCTTTGGCGCTGTAGCCCTTTTCTAGCAGCATCTTAAGCCACTCTATCTCTTTGTCGTTCCACTCTCTAGGAGCCGTTAAAGTATAATCGGTTTGGCTTAAAAGTTTGCCTTTGTATTCGGCTGGCATCTTTTCAACCATTTTTACACCTCCTTAAAACGGTATTTCCTCAGCCCAAGCATTTTGCATAAGCTCGTTAATAGCGTCGTATTGAGCCTCGCTAAAGTCAGCTTGTCCACGGTCAAACTTTTCTTGTAAGTTGTAAAAGCACTGGTGTAGGTATCTAAAATTATGGTGGTTTCTAAATAACTTGCCGTCTATTGGAGCTGGTAGCAGCTTAGAGCCAAAGTACGCCTCAAAATTAGCCATATTTTTAATTTTATAGCCTCGCCTTTTCATTTCCTCAATGACTATACACGCATACTCTTTTAAGTCATTTTTAGGGTACTCATAAACGTAATTTATAAGTATATGCTTTGGTTGGTTTTTAAAGATGCTGTTAAGCTCTCGCCATTGAGCCAGTAGCTGGCTTTTAGGCAAGTAGTGTATTAATTGATAGTGCCATAATCTCATAGTTTCAAGTCCTCCTTAAATGTAAACAAAGTGGCGCTTTATGGTTAAGCGCTAACCTCCTCTAATTCTTTTTCTAGCTTTTTAATCTCAGCTCTTAAAGCTAGTATTTTAGTTTTTATTTCTTTAAAGCGTTGCTGCTTTTTTACCTCGTCAGCTGCATTAGTCCAGTAACCATATACGCAACGGTTGCCACCTCTAGTACAGTCGTAGCTATCATATAACACGCCGTCCTTTACGCAAGTTAGATGCCCGCTTACTTGTACTATTAGTGTGCCAGTTGGTAACTCGTCAGCTGCTAAATGCACCGTACAGCCTTGCCCTATTTTCATTGTTGGGTGCCATACCCAGCCTATACTCTCTAAGTATTTTTTCTCAGTGCATTTATATACGCCATTTCTAGCACTGCTTACGCCTCTTTTGCGCTTGCCCGTTCTTTCACTCTTGGCTAGTTGGTTAATTGCGTCGTATACCTCTTTATAGTCCTTACCAGTTGCGTTGCATATAGCACGTACTACACAGTCGTTAGCCGAGCCTTTAAAGTAGTTACTGCGTCCGCCGTCATTGTAAATAAATTTCATATTGCTACCTCCTATAAACCTAATGCTCTAATTTGGTCTAGTCTTAACTCTACATATACTTTATTGTTAAAAGTATCAACCATACCATAATTTATAATGTAATCAGCCTCGTTATTTCCAAAAGCCTTAACTAAGATTTTCTTTAATTCTCTTTTTGCGTTGCTGCCCTCAACTACTACTGTGTAATCATTGTTGTAATTGTTTTCTAATACTTTAATTGTTGCCATTGTGCTACCTCCTATTAGGTCTTATTACCTAAGTACACCTTAATTATACACCCATTTATTTACAAATGCAATATATTTTTTTACATTTTGTAATAAATTTATATTTTTTTGTAATGCTTATAAGGCTTTTA